GGGATCACTCATAGGGGTACTTATCTAATGTCACAAACTCTCACCTACTTTGTAGCCAGAGAATCTGCGGGGGATGAGGCAATTGCTACTTTAAGCAACATGCTAGACACGCCCACCGTAAGGAAACTTATCGTGTGCGTTAAAACACTCGAACTCATGGAGGGGTATGCCACTAGCACTGGTTATGCCGCTCTAGTGGAAAAGCTCGTAGGGGCTGCTCGAACCGTAATGTCACAGACATTGGCCGAAGACGACATGATGTATGTTGCTAGAGCCATTTCATACGGATCAGGCATTCCTTTAGGGTCTGAACTGCGTTGGCAGATTCAGAATTTAGACAGCCACAATCTCGACATTAACGGTGAGGTTGTTGCTGGAGAACGCACTCTGGAGTCTTTCGGAGATGTTGTACTTGAAACCTTCTACGCTGCATCAGCGGCTTAATATAAACGGAGTAACCTAATGGCTACAATCAACCATACCGTTACAGTCGCTAACTACGCAGGCGAAGGTAACCGAATTAAAATCGATGGTGTTAAGCACCCTAACTTGTTCTTTGCACGAGGCAACACTTACGTTTTTGACGTATCTAATGCCAGTGTATCTGGGCACCCAATCAAGTTCTCAGAGACCCTGAATGGTACACACGCTTCTGGTTCAGAGTTCACAACAGGCGTAACTGTTTCAGGAACCGCAGGAACTTCATCTGCAACTATAACTATCGTTGTTGATGCTACTACACCTGACTTGCTACACATTTATTGTGGTAGCCACAGTGGTATGATGGGAACTACTGCTTCTATTAAAACTAGTGGCGTAATCCTTAGTGACCACACTGTAGATGACTTCACTACTAGCGTATCTATCTTTGCAAATACCATTGCCAGAGAGATACCTACTAAGATTGAATCTATTGCTACCGCACTCAAGACACACACCAACACAGAGCTTGGTGATATCACGACATATGTGAATGCTTCTTTGGGTTCTATTTTAACTGAATTGAACGAGATGGCTGGTAATATTGCTAAAGAGCAGGTAGAATATGAAGCACAATTCGACACTGCATTTAGCGCGTTACAAACTAATCTAGGAACTTACACACAGGACGTTGCTTCCTATACTCAGGCTCAGATTCAAGAGCTTATGTTCACTGGTGCTGTGACTTCATCTAACATCTCGTATGACTCAGATGGTCGCCTAAGTTCAATCTTATCTAACGGTAAGCTTACTTGGAACATCACCTATGACTCTGATGGCAATCTAGACTCATTCAAAGAGAATGTTGCCATTGGTGGCCAGACCTTTACCAGAACTTACACAGTCAACGTAGACAGCGGTACAGGCCAGATTACCAACATCGAAGTAGTCTAAATAGCAAGGGGCTGATATGACAGACTTATGGCTACATAATCGTGTAAAAACGCTTGAAAACGTACCGACCTCAACGGCCCCTACGGGGTCGGTGCAAAGTCTGTTTGGTGTGTGGGATAGATACAATAACGTAGGTGGATACGGTAATGAGTCAAGCACCAGCATAAATGGTGCTAACGTCTATACTCTCAACACGTATGGCTACAAACTTATAAACAGTAGGCGGGCTCAGGATAATACTAATGCGTCCTTTGTTGGAACTAGACGAGGTCCCGTACTAGACTCCTGTAATGTAACCCACGCCGACTTTGACACAATGGCGTATTCAGAGGTACATAAATTGGGGGGCTACTCCAACGGCAACAATTACGATTATCCTCCCATTGGTGTCCGTATGATGGCTGTAGAGAATACTACAAACGCCAGCATCACCCAGACCTTGTCAGTTCTTCAGAGTGCGTACTCTTCTTACAGTCATTGTAGCACATGGGTGGTAACACCAAACACTCTTGTTGGTGGAAAATATACAGGGGTTACAGAGACTTCTGTAGGGTCATCCAGTAGCCGAAATGGCACAGCAGATGTTAACGTAACAATTCCTGCGAACACAGTGGCTATGATTTTCAATATCACACATTGGAAGTATTACACTGAGAGCTACGGCTATTATGTTGGTTCCCATTTAAACGGCTTTAATAACCTGTCTACGTTCTTTTCAAACACAGGCCTAAAGCCCCGTAACGATTTTGTAAAAGCCGCTTATGAAGGCGGTATACCAGACCAAGGCTCTGTCGGCCCGTGGAATTACTGGAACAATATAATTCTCAATAAAACAACTACGCCGACAGGCTATTCACACTTGGAGTAATGATTAGATGAAAGCTGAACTTTTAAACCAACTTTCACGAAATGAGGCTACTATAGCTGGGGCTAATACTAGTTCTGACCTATCTCCTCCGATTGTGAAGACTGAAACTAGATTAGGTAATTCCCACTCGTGGGCCTGTATTGTTAAGAGACATAATAGAGTCAATTCCCCTAGCGGTAGTTGGAGTAGCTCTGGCTACTGGACAACCCTTAACCTTTATAATTCAAATAGCTCGGATCATATTCAGAGATGCGGATATGCTTGGCCGAACCTTCTAGCTATGTCAACCCCAACCCATAATTGGGGGGGTCCACACCGTGAGATGTATGCAAAAGACAACATGTTGGGTTGCGCATTTCCTTTGTTCGTCTCAAACAACAACAGCAATTACGCACCCTTTACAACCAACCTTATGTTCATAAAGAACACTGACACTAGCTCACGAACGCTAAACGTCAGCTCTATTGCGTCTAGCTATTGGTCTTCTGGGTATGACGGTTCTTGTCTGATGGCTGTTGTCCCAAACAGCGCAACAAAAAGCTCAGTGTCCAATGTGTCATTTACTAATCTTTGGAATAGAACAGGCTCAACGGGTGTTCTCTTACAATCGGGGTCTATATCAGTTGCCGCAGGCGTTACTATCGCTCTAATACAGACTTGTTCTAGCACTTATCATACCTCTTTTAGCAGTGGCGGCCATTATGAAGCTGTCAATATGATTGGTAACATTGGCTCATGGGATCAGTATTTTCAGTGTGACCACGACATGCATGCATCAGCCTTAATGTGTAACAATGCAAATGCTAACCTAGCCCCTACGGCATCAACATCCATCAGCCAGAATTGGAATTTCTGTGCCTCAGTCTTCGGAGATTAATAATGGAAATTGCAACATTACAGCAAATAATTTCTCAAGAAAGTAGGGCGGGGAGTGGGGCTTCTGACAGTCCAGCTAACACCTTTATTTCAGAGAGTAACCAAGGGGCCACTAACAATCCACTGACTATCCCTGTAATCACGGGAGAGAATGCTCGTGGTAATACTCCTGTCGGGGGTTGGAGTTCAGACAATTTTTACGTTTATATGAATAGCATCAACGACGCAGGTCGGATAGTGCATTTTTTGTTGGGAGGTCAAATGAATGCTTTTCCCGACCACCAAGGTAGGCCCCCAGAGATTCAGTTCCACAATAGACGTGGTGGTATTGATTGTAATAATGTTTTGGTTCCCAACAATAATGTAAATTACGGTCCATTCTATGCCTCTTTGCATTTTGTTCGCAACCCAACATCCTCTGCTATAAGCTTCAGCTACACTAACAGTACAGCCTCTAAATGGCAGTCTGGGTATGATGGTGCTGGGGCGGGTATTCTGACTCCTAATGCCACTACTTATGCTGGCGTTACAGATTTTACATGGTCTTCAAAGTACACTTATACCAGTAACACTTATACTTATAATGGGACCATAGCTCATACAGTTCAGCCCGGAGAAACTATCGCTATCGTGACTGCGCATACTTTTATAGACTGGACAACTTTTACAAATGGAGGACATTGGTCTAAGAACTTTAATCCGCAATATAACAACCTCTGGACTGGCGGTTTAGTGCCAGATTACAAACTATATGCGGCTTACCATCAGTTAAGAGATAGGGACAGTGTTAGTAGTACGAAGACGACTGGGATTAGTGGCTTGGTTGACATTTATAACATGGCAGGCGCGTCCTTCGGGGAGAATGTATAATGAATTTCATGGACTTATATCTTTTAAACAGAGCCAATAAGCTTACTAATACCCTCAACTCAGGCAGTGGAGGAGATGGTTTTCCTACAGCGCAGGTTAGTGTGAGTGGTAGTGGACTACCTAATATTCCCCATACTGTGCCTGCCTTGATGACTATGAGCGCGAGGGGTGGTAGCACAGACTTGAGTTGGTCCAGCAGTATAAGGGGTGAAAGTGCATACCAATGTAATTTACCCAATGACACATCTATTATGCAGTGCTTTTGGGGGGCTATGGGTGGGGGTATGCAACCTAATGCCGATGCCAGCAACAAAGCTGAAGCTACTGGCTCGAGATCTGAGTACAATAACCAAGAAGCTGGTGGAGCAAGCGTATTATATGCTAAGGATAATCGTGTAGGAAGATCGCAAAATTGGTTTGGATATAATACAGGCTCCAGCTACACCCCTTTTATGATGGGGCTTATGTTTGTTAAAAATCCTACATCTTCTGATATCGTTAAAACGCTAGGACTCAACTATAGTGCTGGCTCAGCTTCCAGTTATGATGGCGCGGGTATTGCTACAATAACGCCAAATAATACATCTAAAACTGCAACTACGGGTACTACCCAAACCAGTTATCTGAACGTCGGTGCTACAGCTAATTACTCTCAGGGTACTTCTTCTGTTACTTTTGAAGCAGGAAAAACTACTGCTGTTGTCTTTGGTGCTTCTGGCTACTATTGGGGTGGTTTTGGTAGCGGCGCCATGGGAATAATAAGGTGCCATCTGACTGGTATAGACAACATCTTTGATGGTTCACTAGCACCAGATTTAAATATGCATGCGACGGCCTTACAGACGCGAAACAATCTCTTTAACTTAGCCCAACCCTATTTGCTGTGGAAAGAATGTGGCGACGTTTTAGGCGACAACTAATCAGAATTTTAATGGAGAACAAAGCATGAACTACTTAGTACAATTTGAAGATGGAGCGCAGATAGCAAAATGGTCTGTTGCAGAAATTCCTGAAGAACTGGAAGAAGGCGTATACGTCGTTGATGAAGATGATGCTGAAGTGTCTAACTTTGTCTTAGAAAACGGTGCAATACGTCCTATGACAGAAGATGAATTTAATGCCCGTAATACTGCTTTGCAGGCTACTGGTGCCGCTTTTAACAACAGAAATCGTCGTAACTACTTGATAACTGAGTCTGATTGGGTTGTGACAAAAGCACTAGAAGCTGATGTAGCTGTGCCTTCTGCTTGGGGAACTTATCGCCAAGCTTTACGCGACATCACTGACCACGCTAACTGGCCTTTACTTGAAGAAGCTGACTGGCCTGTTGCACCTTAAACTTGCAGAATCTAACAGTCAGTCTGTATTAGACGCTCTTTACCTAGTTTCAAATGTTAACTTTGGTAACGAGTGGACTGTAAATGACTTTTGCGGTGACATAGTTAATGCAATTACCGCAAACAAAGTTCTGTTTCAGTACAAAGAAGGTATCAGCAGACCTGTAGGATTACAGACTTTCTGCTTTCTGACTAACGAAGAAGCTGAGCAAAACATTGGAGGTGGGTTCTCACCAACACAAGAGACCTACCTTAGAGAAACAGGGGACCAGCTATGGTTCTACTGGACTGCAATGTCTCCCGACGGATGCGGTAGGAAGTTTATGTGGCAGATCAGACACTTTCTCCAGCCAAGATACGGAAAAACTCCAGTCTACTATTTTAGAGACACTGACAACTTTAGTAAAATTCATAGAGGATCGACCTGATGGGTAAGAAAAAAACCACTAACGTAAACCAAACCGGCTTAGGTGACGGGCAATTTGACACCCTGTCTGGTAACCAGCAAGCACTTGCAACCACCCTTGATGAGCAGAACGTAGCTGCTGGACTCGCTAACGACGCTTTATTGTCTGGGCAGACGAATATCCAGACTGGTGTTGATAATCTCCAGACATCGCAGACCGCAGGATTTGATGCCAGCGCCTTGGCGTCAGAGAATGCCCGTCTTGAGGCTATTGAAAGAGAGAAACGCTTACAGAATTCTATAGGCAACATCTCTTTTGACACCTCTGGCCTAGAATCAGGGATTTCAGGCTTAGGGACTTCAGTTGATACTGGGTTTAAAGACATGGGTGGTAGGTTTGATACTGTTGATACTAATTTAGCTACGGCTAATCAGGGTATCATAGACGCTAACGCTGGCATTGGCACCCTTACTGAGGGCCAGAATGTCATGCAGGGGGATATCACCTCTGGATTTGCGACAAGCGCCGAGAACCAAGCAAACCTTACAGCAGGTCAATTGGAGTACTACACCAAAGCCGAAACAGATCGTGCTAATCTTAAAAAAGCAGTCCTCGCAGGTCAGGTCACGATAGAACAATTGGTGGACAAATATGGCAAAGACGGGGCCAAATTTTATGAGGAGCTGGCTGGTGTACAACAGCAATTGAAGGCGGGGCAAACTGGTCTCCAGACTGATCTTACTGCTTTCTCAGATCAATACAAACAAGACTTCCAAAATCAAGGCAAGTTCTTAGGGGAACTAAAGCAGAGTGTCACTGGTGGATTTGATACTACTAATAAAAATCTCGGAGAGACTACAGGTGCTCTAGGAAAGAGCCTCGGTACAGTTAACACGAATATTGGTAACTTAGGTACTTCCCTTGGAAATAGCCTTTCTAGTGGTTTTAGTGGCGTTACAGCGGGACAGCTAACAGCAGATCAATTGCAAGCTGGCTTTGAAAACAACGCCATGGAGGACTTTAATTACGGCCAAATAGCAACCGACATTTACGAAGCTACATATGGTCTAGCCACAGGGTCCGACGTGGCTGGTGGTTTTGATGAGTTTGGAAATGAGGTTATAGGCAGGTTTGACGAGTTTGGAAATGAGGTTATCGGCGGGTTTGACCAGTTTGGTAATAAAGTTCAGGGTGGATTTGACGAGTTTGGTAATAGTGTCGCAGGCAAGTTTGACGAATTTGGTAATGAGCTTATCGGAGAATTTGACGAGTTTGGGAATAAAGTTAATGGTGGCTTTGACGAGTTTGGGAATAAAGTTCAGGGTGGATTTGACGAGTTTGGGAATAAAGTTCAAGGTAGATTTGATGAGTTTGGAAATGAGGTTAGTGGTCTAGGAGGGACAGTAGGCGGCTACATCGACGAAATGGGCAAGTTCATTCGAGCAGACATATCTCAGCTTGAAGTGACTACTGCCGCAGGCGAGAAAAGACTAGCGGGCCAGATTGCTGATGGGACTACCCTTATTGACGGCTCTGTTAAAGAGGGCAACAGAATACTCTCGGCAGACCAAGTTAAGATGCGTGATGCATTTGTAACTAAGCTAGATCAAGTCAATAACATCGTTACTAGCCAAGACAGCCAGCTAAGCACAGAGCTCCGTCAGCAGTACCAGAATCTATCTAAATCGTTTGACGAGAAGGGCTCACTTATATCTGAGTCTGTAGACGAGAATGGTATTCGTACTAATCGTGCCATTGATAAGCAGGGCAACCTAATTCTGGCTCAGTTTGACCAGCAGGGTAAACGCATATCTCAATCTAGCATGAACATTAACGACTTAATTAAAGGTTTAGACCAAGGTCCTAGATACAATGCAGGAACGAACTACCAGATGGGCAGCCCTTCTCCTGCTTATAACGAGCGCTACGGCCTTATGGGACCTTACACAAGCACGGCAGGTGCCCCTCAGTATGGTACCACGCCCCCACGAGCAGCAAACACACAAGGGTCTAGGCCCCAATTCACGCCATTAGCTGGCGGGCAGTAAAGCTTAATGTGTACCATTTGATTGGGTGGGTCCGATCATAGAGGTTTGTTATGCACCCAAATAAAACAAGCAATACAGGCGTTAACCTAGTAAAGAGTTTTGAAGGCCTACACAAAGTAGGTGAAGATGGACTGATCCGCAGTTATCGCTGTATAGCAGGACGCTGGACCATAGGATACGGAAGCACCAAAGGCGTCCGTTCTGGCATGAAGATTACTGAAGCAGAAGCCGAAGAGAAGTTAGCAAATGATCTCAAGGTAGCTGAGGCAGATGTTAAGCGGGTAGTTAATGTTCCCCTTAGTGGCCATCAGTTTGACGCCTTAGTCTGTTTAGCGTTTAATATAGGGGGCACTGCACTTGCTAAGAGTACCCTCGTTAGAAAGCTAAATAAAGGCCTGTACGAAGAAATTCCTAATGAAATACTGCGTTGGGATAAGGCCAGAGTAGATGGCTCTTTACAGAGCGTAAGAGGCCTGACTCGTCGTCGTACTGCTGAAGCAGCATTATTTACTATGGATGCACCTCTAGCCTCAATGGGTGGAGAAGCCTTGCCACAGAAGGTAGAGCAAACTGCTGTTAAATCTCTCAAGAAAAGTAAGACAATAGCTGGTACTGGCATTGCAGGAGCGGCCACTATTATGGGTGAAACCTCATCTAAGCTCGAGTCTCTAACAGCATACAGCGACACTATTCAACAAGTCTTTTTAATCATCACACTCGGGGGCATCGGCTTAGCCGCATACGCCCGTTACAAAGATAGTCTGGAAGGGGTGCGCTAAATGTTTGGATTACTTACAGGAAAGATCAAGGCCGTAGCTATGGCTATGTTAGCGGCGCTAATACCAATCCTGTATATCCTTGGAAGAAAGGATCAAGCATCCATTAATAGCTCCCAAGTATTAGAAGACGCCCTAGAGACCGAGAAGAAAAGGTCTACATTTTATAAAGCCATGGAGACGCATGTTAATGAGATTGAAGATGAGTCTACTCCTGACCGTGACGCTCTTATTGAGCGCTTGCGCGACAACGGTCTCTAAGACAGAAATCGAAGTTTATTGCCCATTTATAAAAGAGTATCCTGCTGAATTTACCACACAGCTTATTAATGAGAATAGTGAGGTTG